CATTAGGCACAGCAACAGTAACCGCAGATAACAGAATTACAATAACAGGTTTATCAGCTACAACAGAATTAGGTACTGTGCTTAAATGGGAAGATGTCGATGACATTCAAACTCCAAACTGGAGAGATGTTGCAGCATAATTGCAGAATTAAGGGTATACACTTGAAGTTTTTTGGTTTAAGATATAGAATATAGGAATAAATTATGGCAGCTTATACAAACGATTTAAGACTAAAAGAAATCACTACAGGGGACGAGAGCGGAACTTGGGGTGATTCTACTAACACTAATTTAGAATTAATTGCTGATGCTTTCGGTTATGGAACAGAAGCCATAACAACTAACGCTGACACACATACAACAACAATAGCAGACGGATCAGCAGATGCTGGTAGAGCGATGTTCTTAAAATACACTGGAACTTTAGATTCAACTTGTACAATTACAATTGGACCAAACACAGTTTCAAAAGTATGGATTATAGAAAACGCTACAAGCGGATCTCAAAGTATTATTATAAAACAAGGTTCAGGAGCTACAGTTACCATTCTAACTGGAATGACATCTGTAATTTATTCTGACGGAGCAGGTTCAGGCGGAGCTATGATAGACGCTTTAACAGATTTAAATGTTGCATCTTCACTTAGTATAGGTGGTTCAGGTGTAGCAACAACAGGTAAAGCTATAGCAATGGCTTTGGTTTTCGGATAAAATTAGGACAATATTATGGCAAATCCAAATTTAGTAAATGTAACTTCGATATACGGTAACAGTATATGTGGAGCTTTAACTACTACAGTAACTACTGATTTATTAACTTGTGCAAGTAACAAGCTAATTAAAGTAAACAACATTATTGTTGCAAATATTGATGGCAGTAGTGCTGCAACTGTAACAATGGGGGTTATCAAAAGTGGTGGCTCAGTAGTGTTATTTGCCTCTACTATTTCTGTTCCAGCAGATGCTACTTTGGTTCTTATTGATAAAAACTCAAGCATCTACCTTGAAGAGGGAGATATCTTAGAGGGTGGTGCAAGTGCCAATGGCGATTTAACTTATACCATTAGCTACGAAGAACTAGATGACGCTTAAGGGGGTATTTAATTATGGCTCATTTTGCAGAATTAGATAACAACTTAGAAGTATTACGAGTAATAGTAGTATCCAACGAAGATGTTGATGCCAATGGTGGCGATGAATCTACTCAAGCAGAAACATTTGTAGCAACAATCGTTCCATACGGAACAGGTGGCGTTGCTTGGAAACAAACCTCATACAACAATAATTTTAGAAAACAATACGCAGCTATTGGCTATTTGTACAATTCATTTTTAGATATGTTTATTGTTGCTGAACCTTATTCCTCTTGGTCTTTAGACTCTGATGGGGATTGGAAAGCACCAGTTACTTATCCAAGTGTATCTGAAATAGGCAGTTTAACAGTATTTCCTCATTGGGATGAGCCTAATCTAAAATGGATTGGTTCTACTTGGTCTGATAACATAGAAGGAATTGGGACAGAAAAAAAATACACATGGGATGCCTCTAATACGCAATGGAATGAGGTCTAACCATGGCTAATTCTAATGGTGGAGTAGTGGGTGTAGATAACCCAGCAATCGTTCAACCTGAAATTATTACCACATTTAACTCTAGTGGCACTTTTACAAAAGCTCCATATACCACAACTGTTGATATATTAATTGTAGCAGGTGGCGGTAGTGGTGGTGGTGGAACTGCTGGAGGTGGCGGAGCAGGAGGATTGAATTTTAATCCTGGCTACTATATACCTGCAAATCCATTTCCAATAACTATTGGTGCAGGAGGAGCTACTCAATCTTCTCCAGTAGCAGGAAATGATGGTTCAAATTCACTTAGTGGTGCAGCAGCAGTCCCTGGTCAATCAAACTCAGGTTCCATGACTATGATTGGGGGTGGCGGTGGTGGAGATAGAGATTCACAAGCTTCTGGAAGACCTGGTGGTTCAGGTGGTGGAGGTGCAGGTACTGTTCCTGCTGGTCTACCCGGTGGTTCAGCAACTTCAGGCCAAGGAAACGCAGGCGGTAATGGTCTTACTGGCGGTGGTGACTCTGCTGGTGGAGGCGGTGGAGGTGCTGGTGCTGTTGGTCAAACTGCAACTGTTAATAAAATCGGTGGAACAGGCGGAGCAGGTACAGCTAATTCAATTACAGGTGTAAGTGTAACTTACGCAGGTGGGGGGGGCGGTGGCTCTCATCAACCTGCACCACATCAATCCGCAGGCGGAGCAGGTGGAGGCGGAGCAGGTGCTTCTACTGGAGTTACTAATGCTGTTGCTGGCACAGCCAACTTAGGCGGTGGCGGTGGCGGGGGCGGTGGCGGTGGTGCTTTTACTGGAGCAGCAGGTGGTTCTGGTGTCGCAATTATTAAAGAAGCACAAGGTGGTGGCACAGGTTCAGGAATATGGGATATGAATTCAGTATATGATGCTGTAAAAGCAGGAACATGGAGTAGCTAATGCCAAGATTAATCGGAGCAGCACAATCAGTTACTACGCAAGCTCAACAAATAACTACTTTTAATAGTTCAGGAACTTTTGCCGCCCAACCACTTACAACAAATGCTTGGGTATTAGCTGTAGCAGGTGGAGCAGGTGGTGCTTCTCAAGGGTCAGGCGGTGGAGCAGGTGGACATTTAGAAGTTCCATCCCATCCTGTTCCTTTAAGCCCAGTACCTGTAACAGTGGGTGCAGGCGGTGGAGGTGGTTTTCCTAGAGGTCAAGGTGGACTTAACCCTTTTATGAGGGGTGATAATGGTTCAGATTCAGTTTTTGGAGCAGCCTCTCCACTTACAGCAGTAGGCGGTGGTGGTGGAGTTAGAGGAGTTTCAGGTACACCCATAGATGGACATTCAGGTGGTTCAGGTGGTGGTGGTTATCGAGGTGGAAATGGTGGTGCAGGAACAACAGATCAAGGTAATTCAGGTGGTTCAGTTCCAGGTGGTCCACAAGCTAACACAGGTGGCGGTGGTGGAGCAGGTGGAGCAGGACAAAGTTTAGCAGCCCCTGTACAATTTGATGGAGGTACTGGTGGAGCAGGAAAAGCATCTTCTGTGTCAGGTTCGCCTGTAACTAGAGCAGGAGGTGGCGGTGGTTCATTTACTCCAGGTCCTCCAGGATCACCTTGGGTTGCAGCAGGTGGTTCAGGTGGTGGCGGAGCTAGTGGAAGATATCACTATAATGCACCTTCACCTAACCAACCACAAGCACAAGCAGGTACTGCTAATAGTGGCGGCGGTGGTGGTTCATCAGCAGAAGCAGGAGCAGGAGCGCCTGGAGGGTCAGGGGTTGTTATAGTGAATGAACCAGCAGCTACAGCTGCATCAAGTTGTTGGGATTTAAGACAAGTTTTTAGACAAATTAAAGCTGACGATTGGGTTTAAATAAAATATAACTTTTGAATTTAAAATATTATTACTGGTACTTTCAATCAGCCATACCTGAAAGAATATGTGACGATATTGTTCGTTATGGCAAAAAACAAGAAAAAGAAACTGCTATTACAGGCAATCAAAATAAAGACATAAAAAATTTAAGTAAGCTAGAACTTAAAAACATTCAAACGAAACGCAAGTCAGATATTGTTTGGATGTCTGATAGATGGATATACAAAGAAATACAACCCTACTTACATCAAGCAAATGCAAGTGCTGGTTGGAATTTTGAATGGGATTGGTCAGAGTCTTGTCAATTTACTGAATACAAAAAAGGTCAATTTTACGATTGGCATTCTGACTCATACGAAGAACCTTATGACAACCCTAAAAATTTAAATGTTCACGGTAAGTTAAGAAAACTTAGTATGACTGTATCACTTACTGACCCTGATGAATACGAAGGTGGAGATTTAGAGTTTGATTTTAGAAACACAGACGAAGGTTCACAGCCAAGAATATGTGAAGAAATTAGAAAGAAAGGCAGCATAATAGTTTTTCCTTCTTTTGTTTGGCATAGAGTCAAACCAGTAACCAAAGGAATACGACACTCCTTAGTGTGTTGGAATTTAGGGTATCCATTCAGATGAGTTTTAAAAAAGACAAATACCAAGTAATTAAAAGTGCTATATCAACAGAACTAGCAGATTTTTGTTATCAATACTTTTTAAATAAAAGAGCAGTAGCAAGACACTTGTTTGATGAAAAATACATTTCACAATTTACTGAATATTTTGGTGTATGGAACGACCAACAAATACCAGAAACTTACTCACATTATGCAGATATAGCTATGGAAACTTTATTGCAAAAAGTAAAACCTGTAATGGAAAAAGAATCAGGAGTTAAACTTTCTGAAACTTATTCATACGCAAGAATCTATAAAAAAGGTGATGAGCTAAAAAGACACAAAGACAGATACTCTTGCGAGATCTCTACTACTATGAATTTAGGTGGTGATGATTGGCCTATATTCCTAGAACCATCAGGTGAAGAAGGTAAAAAGGGTGTAGAAGTAAATTTAAAACCAGGCGATATGCTTATGTACCGTGGTTGCGAGCTTGAGCATTGGCGTGAGCCATTTAAAGGTAAAGATTGCGGACAAGTGTTTTTGCATTATAATAATAATGACGGCAAAGATGCCAAAAGCAACAAGTATGACGGAAGGCCTATGATTGGATTGCCTTCATATTTTAAAGGAGCTTAGTATGGATATATTAATACCAGCAATAATAATTACAGCAGTAATTCTTTTTTCAATAAAAAAATTTAAACCTGAACTTTGGTCTAAAATTACCTCTAAGTTTAAAAAATAAAATGTCTTGGTTTAAAAAACTTCTTAAGTTTATTACGCCTCCATCTATGTACGATACAGTACGCGCTAGAGATGTTAAGGGAAAATATATTGCAGACGATCCTAGTACCCCTCACATAAACGAAGCATATAAAAAAGTTAGAAAAAAAACTAAAAAATAATGTATGAGTATGGGTGCAAAGTTACTCGAGTTGTTGATGGCGATACTATTGACGTTGACTTGGATCTTGGCTTTGATATTATTTACAAGTGTCGCGTACGCTTATACGGTATTGACACGCCCGAGTCTAGGACTCGCGACAAAGACGAAAAGGCTAGAGGTAAGCTAGCTGCTAAGTTTTTAAAAGACGCCATATCAAATGGCAAGCACGTCATCTTACAGACGCAATTAAAAGACTCTAAAGGTAAATTCGGCAGAGTTTTGGCATCAGTTATAGTAGACAAAATAGACATCAATCAGCAAATGATTGATAACTATATGGCGGTTAAATACAAGGGCCAAAGCAAAAAAGATATTGAACTAGAGCATTTAAGTAATAGAGATAAATTAATTGAACTAGGAGTTTATAAACCAAATGAACAAGGAGCAAAAACATCACGATAAAATAATAGCCTGGTCTGCTATTGGTTTTTTGGTAACTTTGGTTATTGGTTTGTCTGTAAATGTTAATGCCCAGTCTAGTCAACAGTCTGGTACAGCTTGCGTCAACGGATCTCAGTATTGTGAAAACAACAGTTTAGATACAGTCAATACGACTACAACCACCAATACCAATACAAACACCAATACCAATCAAAATACCAATACGAACACCAATACGAATGCTAATACCAACGTATCGACTAACACGAATAATTCGACAAACACAAATTCCAATACGAATAATTCGACCAATTCAAATACGAATGTAAATACCTCGACCTCGAATAACACCAACACCAATAGCAACGTCAATACTTCGACTTCGACTTCTAACTCAACGGTTAATTCGACAGTAAACCAAAATGTTAACAATACAAATAATTCGACTTCGACCAGTTCTAATACGAATCAAAACACCAACATCAATCAATCGACTTCTGATTCTAATGTTCAAACCAATAATGTTAATGAAAATAACAATAATTCAAAGTCTGATAACACCAACCGAAACATTAATCAGTCGAACTCAACCCAAACAATCAATCAAAACGTCAAGAGCAAAGCTCCTCCAGCTTCTGCAATAGCTCCTAGCATTATGTCCTATTCGCAAGATCTTTGTACTGTAGGCCGCTCTGGTGCTTTCCAGGGGCAAGTATTTGGGTTTTCTACAGGACGCACAGTTACAGATACTAACTGCGAAAGACTTAAACTTTCGAAATATCTCTACGATACTGGGATGAAAGTGGCCTCAGTATCTATTCTTTGTCAGGATGAAAGAGTATTTAAGGCTATGGAAATGGCTGGTACGCCTTGTCCTTATAAGGGAAAAATAGGTGCAGAAGCTACTAAAGCTTGGGCTAAAAACGCATCCAAAAGGCCAGATGCTAAAGAACAAGAAGAATTTTTTATACAAGAATGCACCCACGATAGAAACCCTAACAGAGACAAGATTAATAAAGATGTTGTTGGGGCAGTCAAGGTTCTTTATACAACCAAAACTAAAACTAAAAAACAATGCAAAAAAGAGTTCTATGCTACGCAGTAGCTAGTCTGCTATCCTTTAGTGTATATGGACAGTACACTTATGAAGCAGGACAAGATTTATTTCATCTGCAAACAAACGCCAACAACTTTGAGGGCGAGTTAGCATACGAGGTTTCTGATGATGGTATTAGTCCTGCAATTGACCTTTCTTTTAATTTTACTTTTTACGGTTCTACTTTTAGCCAGGCGAGGATGGCGACGAATGGATGCTTACATTTTGGTAATAGTGGTAGCTATTGTAATGACTATACTCCTGACCCTATTAACGGACAGCACACCTACACGTTATATCCTTTCTGGACTGATTTAATCAGAGACAGCAATTCTAGGATGAAGTCTTGGGGAGACTCAGGCAAGATGATATTTGGTTGGTATGATTTAAGGGAGTACAACAGAAGCAATACAGACAATAGCTTTGAAGTTATATTGTGGAACAATAACTCGTTTGATATACGCTATGGTGCGTTAAATATTATTAACCATGATGTAATAATAGGTGAGGTAGGTTCTAAGAAAGAAAATTCATATACCTATTATCACCATGATGAATGTTCTACTGGTACAACCAACTCCTCCTCTTGCGTCAATAAAAATT